GAAGGATTGTATAGGAAGTTCACCTGGCGAATAATGCTATGTGTTTCCTTAGCTCCACTAGTAAGGGGAGCCAAGTCAGTAATGAGTCTTCCTCTTTGGAGATTGCCTCCAGAGTTATATCCGAAACCACTAGCCAAGGGGGGATCAACAGATCGGTTGGTCCCCGCCTTGTAGCTATTGGTTATATTCAAAATGTTTGGGTGGAACGGGGGATTACTAAAGATAGTAGTCCCCGGCGTTCCTGATAAAGCAGGATACGGAGTACCCTGAATTGGTGCATTAACTGGTGTTGACATTAGACTCCGACCTGTATGTTCTTTACTCGGGTGTACTCTTCGATTGCGTCAACGATAAGCTTACCAGTCGCCTTAGCTTCTGTTGGCGTACCAGAGTATCCCTCAGGTAGGTTTACATTTATATTGCCAATTGAGATGGTGCCGCCATTTCCACGAGAGCTAAGTCCTGGATTGAACTGGTTGTTCATAAGTACCTGACGAATTGATTCAGCCTGCTGAGCAGGAATGATCATCTCGCCCTTGTGGACAATAGCTTGCTGATCCTTATCAATGTTGTAAGCACCAGCAGCATACCAATTGTTCTTCTGGTGGAAGGACCATGCCTTAGTTGGATCTCCATAGCGGTCAGCAATGTAACCCATCATCCACTGGAGCTGTGTGTCTCCGTTGGTCTGCCAATCCTTACCAGCGCTAGCCATCTTGGAACCTGGTAGAGCCTGAGGAATTCCATAGGCCCCAGAGCTTGGGTTGGTAGCGTGGACATCCCAGCCAGACTCAGACATGACCAAAGCATTGAAGTCATCCCACTCATTACCCCAACCCCTTGCATTAAGAAGCTGCTTGGCGTATGCCTGTAGAGACGCCTTGTCGTTTTGCCCATTACCAGTAGGTATGTTTCCTGCACCCGCAGTTGCTCCCGTAGAAGCAGCAGATCCAGTAGAAGATCCAGCAACTACAGAAGTTCCGGCTGTTGAGGTAAGAGCAGCCATTAAGTTCTGCAACTCTGATGTGCCACCATATGCTCCACCATCTCCACCAGCACCCGGCATGCTGCCTAGAGTTTGTGGAGTCACCTGGTTGTTGGCTGACTGTCCTGTGCTGGTGTTGTTCAGGAATCTACCAGCATTGGTGAACTCACCAGGGTTCTTAGCGCGAATACGAACATCAGCACCAGTGTGCGGAGCCTCAATGATCTGTCCGCCACCAATATCCATAACAACGTGGTGAGCAGGATTACCAACGAATAGCAAGTCACCAGGAAGAGTGTTGTTCAGATCAACACGCTGAGATGCAGACTGCTGGTCAGCAGCAACACGAGGAATCTTTACACCCGCCTGACCGTAAGCCCACTGAGTAAGACCAGAGCAGTCAAAGCCAACTCCAGGTGTTTCTCCACCCCAAACGTATGGAACACCAAGTTCTTTCTTAGCGAAACCAATAACAGTTCCCGCGCTTACTCCCATATTGGAAGCACCATTACCAGGAGTATTACCTACTACAGAAGAGGAACCTCCACCAGAACGTCCAGTGGTTCCAGATCCTCGGTGAGTTGCGATGAAGTTATTAATCCACGCGTCTCTCTTCTTTTGATCCTTCCACCCAATCGGAGAGTTCAGACCGTATTGGTACTGGGACATGAAGTCTTCGAAGTTGCCCTTTGTCCAATCTGCTGGTCGAGGGATCTTGGAGAATGGAATGTTCTTGGAGTGGTTGTACATCCAATCCCAGGTAACACGCTGAGTTGTATCTCCTGCACCAGCAGCAGCTAACAAAGTAAGACCAACTGGATTAGCAGCGGTCATAGCTGCTTCGGTTCCACCCGCAGCCGTAAGTCCGGGTTCCATAGACGTGATGTTGTAAGCGCCACCAGGACCGGGGGTCCCACCAATTGGACCTGTTGGAAGTCCACGGCTAGCCGCCGCAGCGCCACCAGAACCAAACCCCATGTTCTTCATAAGCCCTGACAGGCTTCCTAAGCCACCGAAAAGTTTCATGGCACCGAAGAGTCCGGCACCCATTCCAAAGGCTCCTGAGAAGCCACTGAGAGCGTTTGAGATAGGTGCTGCGACTCCAGCAGAAGTACCAACAAGCTTGTCCAATCCAGTGGTCTTCATCAAATCAGTAAGGGCCTGACTGAACTTGTTAACTACATCTGTTGTGTTCTTGAAGGCTGTAGCCATGGATTCATTGATATCTTCCTGGCGGTTCATTCTTGTGGAGTTCAAGTTACGTTGAGCTTCAAAGGCAGACTGGCCAACCCCAATGGACTTAAGCTGATTGCGTGCTGCTAAGCCTGCCTTGGAATTGGAGGACGCTTGATTCATCAGAGAGACATACTGGCTCTGGGACATTCCCTTGTTCTGAGCAAGAACCATTCCTTGTAGGTATCCCATGTACTCTTGCTGAGTTTGTCCACTCCAACCCATCTGCGCACCAAGACTTCTCAAGGTTGTAGCCAAGGAACCGTTTTGAGTTATGGACTTACCAAATCCTTGAGAGGTGATCTTCTGATTTCCAAAGACATAACTATACAGACTTTGAGCAACATCTCCTACGTTCTGAGTATTGGGATTAATGTTCAGTCCGAATGCTTGTCCCATCATAATGCTTCGTGCAGAGAACGTCTGCTGTGCAGTAGTAGCCGCAGTGCTGAAACCTAGAGTTGGGTTAGCATATGCAAAACCACCAACAGCACTCATCTGCTGACGGTAGTAAGCATTCTGAGAACCATTAGCATTCATCGAAGGACCGAAAGTGTACTGCCCCGTGTACTGACCCTTGTAAAGATCCTGTGCGGATAGTGCTCCATAGGATTGCTGCATTGCATAACGCGCGGCATTGTTGATATTTGCTTGGGTTACATTACCAGCAAGTTGAGAAGCCTGGACACCGTAGTAATCCTGCTGCATCATGCTAGCCATGTTCTTGTTACCGTAATCAGCCGCAGCCGTTCCAATGGCAGCTAGAGCAGCAAATCCAGCAGACAGGCGAGATCCAGAACCCAAAGCACCAAAGCTTCCGCCCCCACCATTAGCATTGCGGTTAAGCATTCCTCCAAGAGTGAACTTACCGCCGCCCCCATTAGCGGAGTAGTTAGCGCGATTAGATGACGAGTTCCAATTGTAGGAGCTAGTAGATCCAGTGGCACGGTTGTTGGAGCTGGTCAGTGCATTCATCGCACCAGCCAACTTCTCCACATTCATATTCAGTTTATCGATTTTGGCATCTAATGAATCAACCGCCTGTTGAAGACCATTGGTCCCCAACAAGCGGCTGGCTCCGATGTTGTTTTCCTCAGCCACTTGGTCTCCTATGTTAAGTCGTTACCTTCCATTATACCTAAATGGCTTTCCGCTGAAAGTAACTCCCTGACCAATAGAGCCAGTGACGACCTGAGGCGCGTTATTCTGTTGGTGCATTCTCTGGTATTTCTGTTCCAATTCCCAGAGCACTCTGTTAACCCAATGTAGGCGTTCTCTTCTATTAAGTCTTTTAATATCGGAGAGCGGCCAATTGTAATTATCTACTAATTGTTCATAATCTTTATAGAGTAATTCTAAATTAGATACCGCGAAATAGGGCACCCACGCTTAGAGGAATGGTTAGCTCCCCTTCGCAACTTGGGCAAGAACCTGAGACCTCATCATAGCGAGGACCAGGATTGATGTTGTAAATGAAATCCTGTACAGCTCTGCGGTCAGCTAGACCTAGCTTCTTCACATCATTCAACCCGTTGCATGGAGTCTCATTGCCTGTAGCGTCTACGAAAGACAGAATGCAATGGGCAAGAGTTACCGTATTCATTTCGGGAATGGTCAGTGGCTTCTTGAAAAGCTCCGTCTGTAGAGCACCCGTAGGCAGAGTAATACGAGCCTTGCGACCCTTACGCAGGTCAACAACATATTCTCTCTGCTCTGGATCTTCCAGCTTACGTACTGGAATATCAGAGAGATTAAGCTGGAGATCATTAGCCTCACCACAGTGAGGACACTCAAGACCATTAAGCTCAAAGTCTTCTCCGAAGGTAGCACGACGAATACCAAGGATCAACATGTCTAGGTCTCCCTGTAGCATGCCGTCCAGAATGGCTGGAGTGGCCTTTACATCGCCGATCGATACCACGCCGCACTGGAGTAGCGTGCTGATGAACTTAGCAGGGTTAGGAGCCTGTCTGGCCTTTGCCAACAACTCTTCATGCTCTCCAGTAAGTTCCTGTACCTCAGCGTCCTGAAGAACTTCTCCGTCATCTGCTACAAGTCCACCAGGAAGCTGGACATAACATTCTGGATATGGCTCGATGACAGGGGCAGATTGCGGAGTAAGAGAACTCAGTACCTTCTTAGTCAATGCATTAAGGTCTGATGTTTCTGCTGTGTGAATCTGCCCCTGATCATCATCAAAGGACATACTGTATTGTGGCTTCTCGTATTCCATTTAAACTTCCTTTAGTAGTTCGATTTCAGACTAGCTCTTTAGAATGATACTCCATTTAGGCCCGTCTTAGAAGCGAGCTTGAAGTCGAATCCTTCGTGTGCCAAGGACATCTGCTGCATAAGAACTGCATTAGCTCCAGCGTCCAAGTCAGAGAAGGCGATGCTTGTTGGCCATGCGTTGTACACACGATAGATTGCCTTTACAGGAACCTGTGGTGTAGTAACAGGGTGATCAAGAACCATGATGTCAACCGTTGCGCGGAAGTCCGCACCTGGGAAACCGGTTCCTGTTCCCTGCATAACAGCGAACAATTCCTGCATCCATTGCCATAATGGACCAGAGCCGACAGCTACTCCTTGGCTCAACGTGATCGGGGCGAAGTCGCTCTGACCAGGCATCTTCTGAGTTGTCGTGTTCATTCCACCCTCACGGTACGGAATTACTTCCGTCGTGATGTTTAGTCCACTGACTGTCATGAATCCTAGGTTAGCGAAGCCGCTAATCTTAGGGTGCATGATATTTACGTTGAACTTAAAGTTTCTCAACGGATCAGTGGCAAGGTGGGCAATAGAGGGAGTCGCCTTTAGGATTGGCGCATTACCTACTGTAGCCATTTATCTATTCTCCTTAGGCTGAGGTGGTTGTGGAAGCAGCCATCTGGTTGATGTTAATGACGATGAACTCAGCAGGTGTATTCAAGGCAATACCAACCTGAACGTGAACTTCACCAGCGGCGATTGTGGTTGGGGTATTTACTCCAGAGTCACACTGTACGTAGTAAGCCTGCTGTGGAGTGTCACCCTGTAGAACTCCTGCCTGCCAAATTCCCTGTAGGTACTGAGCAACTACAGCAGACAGGCGAGCCCATAGCTGAGAGTTGTTGTTCTCGAATACCGCGAACTGAGTCAGGTTGTTCAAGTTGTAGGTGATGTTCAACAGCGTACGCTCAATAGATACATAACGTGTTGGAAGATTTGTCAGGGTAGTACGTGCACCCATTACGCAATATCCATAGGAAGCTACGTTACGAATTACGTTAATACCCTGAACATTCAGTGTATCCAGGTTGGAGTTCTGGAATGTCAACTCTGTAGAGGCCACACGAAGAAGTGGAATGGTTACACCAGCAGGGGACTTTTGTACTCCATAGAGAGCATCAGTCTGGCTAATCAAACCAAGTACAGCACCACCAGGAGGCAGCGTACGCGTAGCACCAGGAGTCGTAGAAATTGGATCAGGTACATTCAACCAAGGGCCATAGATAGCGGCTCCAGAAGTCAATGGTGAGATTGAGTTGGAACCAACCACCATAGACAGGTAGTTGTTAACTGTGGAAGTTTCGTTAGGCGTTACACCATCAGATCCAATTACTGCCTGAGGAGTATCCACAACCACAAACATGTTCGGAGTTGAGGAGGTGTAAGCAAGTAGAGGATTCAGTGTAGAGGTGGAACTGATTCCTGGGAAGTTGATATCAAGCGTTCCCTGGATTGTTCCAAGCTGTTGTACCGCAGTTAGTAGAGAAGGTGAAGCTACACCATCAGAACCAGATGCCAGTGCTACACCGCTTTGAGCTTGTGGCGTCATAGCAGAGGTCCATGTGGTGTATGTTCCTAGGTCAACTGCACGAATGTACTTAGATCCCAGAAGTGTGGAGTTGATCATAGATACAGCGTATCTTTGGTCAGTGCGGTTCATGGACATATCTAGGAAACGCTCTACGATTGTGGCGTCTGTAGTTCCACCGTAGTGGACAATTAAGTTGAAGCGCCCAGCTCCAGTGTTGGAGTCAACGATATCAACGTAGATATTGTTTCCCCACGCACCAGCGGATACACAAGAAAGCTTTAGGATTGGAACTGGAGTACCTGTGGTGTTGTACAGAGGAATAGCACCAAGAGGTGTGTAGGAACCATTGTCAGTAAAGGTTAAGGTTCCTGCTGCTACAGAGCTGAGCTTCAATGGTGTAGCAAGCGGTCCACCAGTAGTCAGGTTACGACGGTAGATGTTGTAACCCGTAATGGTTCCAGAGGTGGCAGTCCATGTCAGTACAACGTTGTTCGTGTTGGAAAGAGTCTGATTAGCCACAGCAGTTGCAACTACAGAGCCATTGGTCTCTCCACCAGCAGTGGTAGCTGTTACGGTGTACTCGTAAGTGTAAGAAGGAGTTACAGTTCCACCCGGAGTAGCTACAAGGTTAGTAGGCGGAAGAACAGCGCCAGCTCCAGCCTCACGGTCATTCATGGTCAGCGTTGCAGTTACAGCGTCAGAAGCAGTAGCGCGAACTACATAGCACTGGTTACCGTTGTTCTGGAAGTACTGCCATACCGCAAAAGGCAAGTAGTTGGTAGAGCTGGAAGCAGTAGCGTTTCCGAATCCACCAAAGAGGTTCTGGAAGTCATTCCAGCTC